ATCGTAGGGGAATAATCAGTAGTCTTATCATAGGACTTATGTTAGGAATAACAACATACTTGTTCCTAACACTGCCCTTGACGCCGAATGCAAATTATACTATAATAGAAGGGTCAAGCAAACGAAATTGACTATTGCCCCGTTAGCTCAGGAGACAGAGCACGGACCTTCTAAGTCTGCGGTCGTGGGTGCGAATCCTACACGGGGTGTTTGGAATCTTAGTCTTATAAATTATGAATTCGATTCAGCCTTACTCGACTGTTCTGGTTCTGAATAGTTCTTATGAACCTCTTCATTTTACGAATTGGAAGAGGGCAGTTGTTCTCCTGTATAAAGAGAAGGCAAAAGTAATTTCAAAGACGGTAATACGTCTGGTGAATTATGTTATTATTCCATTTCGTCGTATGAACAATTTGTATCCAACTCGGAGTTTGATTTACAAGAGAGATAAGAATACATGTCAATATTGTGGAGCAACCAAAAAACTTACAATTGATCATGTATTACCAAAGTCTAAGGGTGGGGAAGATACTTGGGAGAATCTGGTAGTTGCTTGTTCGTCTTGTAATGTTAAGAAGGGAGATAAGTTACTAGAACAGACTGGTATGAAACTTGCAAAGATTCCTAGGGCACCTATCAGTAAGATTCTGATGGACCTGGAGAATACCAGAAATCAAGAATGGATTGATTACATATATTGACGACAGATCACGGATATGTTATTATATCCATATTGCGAGATTAGTTTAGAGGCAAAACTAAAGGTTTCCAACCTTTCGTCACCGGTTCGATTCCGGTATCTCGCTTTCCCTTAAGGGATAATTAACCTTCGGCATTCTTAGAATGGCACTTTCACAAAGCACTTTGGATAATCTGTTGGAGGCAGAATCTCATGTAAGAGCAGCAATTAAATCTGCTGCTGTAAATGAGAAACCTTTAGTAGTCAAGCAGTTATCAGATATCCTTATCAGCATGGAACAATGTAAAAAGTTTGATGAGATTATGGATATGCTAGATAATAGAAAACCCGGTAGCAGTGGTCAATTCGGTTCATTTTTTAACTATGAAGATTAATCTCTGGTATTCTAAAAGCATGGGACAGTGGCGTTGGACTCTTTGTGAAGAGTTTGAGAACGGTGTTACCAAAGTAGAACAAAGTTCTGGTCAGCAACCTATGTTGCGTGACGCTATGAATGATGTAGCAAATACTGTTGAATATCTTCTTGATGTTCGGGAGTCCTGACGAGAGTCCCCTTTTTAATGGTTAAAATTGTATTAATTGTCTCTATATAAAAAAGTTTTTTTACTAAAATGAAACTCAAAGCAATCGCAACAATCGCTGCTGTTACTCCTCTGATGGTTGCCTGTGGTAGTCCATCGACTACATTCAGACTTGATGCAGCAGGTGCTACATTCCCTGCTCCTCTTTATAATTCATGGTTTCAAGCATATAATCAAGAGACTGGTAACCAAGTAAACTATCAAGCAGTTGGTAGTGGTGCTGGTGTCCGTCAGTATGTTGCTGGAACTGTTGACTTCGGTGCCACCGATGGTGCTGTAAGTGATGAGAAGCAGACAATTCCAATGGTCCACATTCCTATGACTGGTGGTGCTATTGTTCCTGCTTACAACATGCCTGGTTGTGATGTCAAGATGACACAGACACAACTTGCTGATGTATATCTTGGTAAGATTACTAACTGGTCTACCTTTGGTTGTGAAGATAAAAATATTCTTCCTGTATATCGTTCTGATGGTAGTGGCACCACAAAAGGTTTCACTAACTCACTATCAGCATTCTCTCCTGAATGGAAAGAGAATGTCGGCACAGGTAAGGCAGTAAAGTGGACTGCTGGTGTTGGTGGTAAAGGTAACTCTGGTGTTGCCGCACAAGTGAAGCAAGTTCCTGGTGCCATTGGTTACCTGAACTATGGTTATGTGAATGGTGATAAGTTTCAACAAGTATCACTACAAAACAAGGCAGGTAACTATGTCAAAGCAAATGCTGAAACATCTGCAGCAGGTTTGAGTAAGATCATTCTTGATGATCAACTTCGTGGTGCTGACGCTAATCCTGCTGGTGCCAACGCATATCCTATTGTCTCCCTTACTTGGATCCTAGCGTATCCTGAGTCTAAGACTGGTGTGAAGGAAACTCTTCGTTATATGTTGAGTGAGAAGGCACAGGCAATGTCTGATGGTCTTGGTTATGTTCCACTGCCTGAAGACTTGAGACAGAAAGCACTTGCTGCTGTTGAAACTATAAATTAATAATTGATATGGCATTATGGATACCCATAATGCTCACGCTCGAATAGTTCAGCGGTAGAACACCAGAGTTACATTCTGGGTGTCGGGGGTTCGATCCCCTCTTCGAGCATTCATATATAATTTGATTTTGAGGATATAGATTGGTACAGTACAATGTTAAAGGTAAGATGTAAAGAGTGTGGTGAGGAATTGGTTGCACGGGGTTCTAGGACAGTGTGTTGTGGTTGTCCTAATATGACTACAATCAATGGAGATAAGATTTCAGCAAACGATTTATCTAAAGTTCTTATGATTGATAATGGTCAAGAAAAAAAACTAAAACTAAAACTAACGTCATCTGATATGGAATGGCAAGAATCTAGGAAAAAAAGAAAGATTAGAAAGTTAGACTTTGATATTCGTTAATACTTTTTTAATCTTTATGTTTAATCTCACATAAATTGTGATGGTAAAAACATATTTGGTTGACTTTTAATAAATATCCAATAATATAATGATGTAAATTTAAAACAAAAACCAAAATGGATAATACATCCTACGAAAATTGGATGAAGATTAAGGAAACTTTTGAAAAAACTGGATCTACTGATAATTTTTATTATCAACGAGCATGTGCAATTGTATCAGGTAAACCAGACCCAATTGATAATATAGATGACACTCAGGATGATTGAACATTATATAACAAAAACAGAAGCACAGGAGATGATAGATGATGCCATACGAAAACATAATCGTAATGCTGGAATTATCAGTATGTGTGTTGGTTGGGTTGTTCTCGCACTTTTTGCTGAGGGTTTACTTCGACTTATCGGAGTAATTCCACCATTGTTACCTTGGTTACATATACAATTATGAGCGCATTATTTGTTTTTGGATTTATTATATTACTAACTTTGGGAATGCATTTAACATGGCCAGTACCGTATAGAGGAGGAACAAAATGAAAGTTGGAATGATTGGTTTAGGTCGCACTGGTGAAGGTATGTCTCGCCGTATGATTGAAAAGGGAATTGAAGTCTGGGGTTACAGTAGTACTAACTATGAGAGTGCCTGTGGACAATATGAAGCAGGATACATTAGTGGGTGTGTGACCTCACTAGAGTATCTTGTTCAGGCAGTTAAATCTGATGGTCTTAGATACACTAGTGCAGGTAAAGTTCCTGGTATATTTCAAATCACACTTCCAGAAAAAAAGGTAGAAGATACACTTGATGAGTTACTACCTTTACTTGAAGCAGGTGATATCATTATTGACTATAGTAGTAATGATGTTTCAAAATGTCAGGAACTAGAAAAGTATTGTTCTAAGTTAGGTATATCTTATATCCACTCTGGAGTATATGGAGCACCTTACGCTATTGATATTTGCTCTAGCATTTTTCAATCTCTATCTCCTGGTAATGTGATCTGATGCCACATGAATTCGACCCTTGTGAAGCACCTGTCGAAGGTGAAGTTGATAAGTGGGGTTTTACTATCAAACCTACTATCAGTGATGATGAATTAATTCTTCGATGTTTAAAGAATGCTCCTTGTGGATCTGACAAAAAACAAGTAATGAACTTAATTAAAATCTACGAGGAAAAAATTTAATGACTTTGGCACATGTCCTACTTTTCGGATCACTACCCTTTATATGTGCCACCGCATATTTCGGGTACAGAAAAGGTGAAAATGTCTACTATGAGAGTGACAAATATGACGGAAATGGAACAGCGCATTAAGATGAGATATGCGTTTGCTATGTCATCATTTGCTAGAATGTTTACACCAAATAGAATGACATGCGAGATGAGATCACTCTGTAAAGAATGGTCTGAAATTGATGACCAACCACCTACAGGTGATTTGTATAAAGTTGATCGATATTTTTTAGAACTATGGAAAACATGGTCATCTCCTTTGCAATAGTTTATTGTTCAGTTGGATTATTTCTTTTTGTCCTTTCACTTTTACAAGAGTAATGTTACAATTTGCTAGGTTTTGTGGTGTTGTATTAAACAACCCATATGGATTAGGATTTCTTTCAACCATTTTAATATTTGTTCCTATAATAGGAATGTGGGCAGTTCACAAATATGATTGGCAACACTGGGAACCATTTGACAAGAGGCATAACTAATAGTATACTAATTGAGTCAAGAGATTGACTGCGGTAATGTCCTTCAGGGTTCAGCATTAGCGGCGATAGGAACCCTGATAATTATCATACACATATATAAATGTAAGATGGACATTTACACTGTGGAACACTGGCAAGAGAACTGGGAAGAGTTGATTTCCAGAGTGGAAGACGGGGAAAGTATAGGTGTGACAAACGGGAAGAATACTGCTATAATGGTTCCGGCGGATGATGAACTCATACGCATATACACGGAACAGAACAACGAAGGTTCTTGAGGGACTGTCGCATATTGGTTAATGCCTACACCTTATAAGTGTATGAACCGGGTTCGATTCTCGGCAGACCCACTTGCTTGTTTAGCACTTCGGTAACTGCGCCCTGCTCATAACAGGATTAAAACAGGTTCGACTCCTGTAACAAGCACTTGACGGATATCCGTCATTCCTCTATAATAGACAGGTCAACACACAGAACAATGGCACTCAACGAAAAGTTCAAGAATAAGGATATTAGTATTCTTCGTCTAGCAGCACAAGGTGAATACTTTCTTGATGTAAAGAACCCAAAACTCTATAAGAAAGTTCGTAAGTTTTATGAGAATGACGGCATAGTGTTTACTGGAGATGTGCTTGATGATTATGATATGATGATGGAACAGATCGCTATTGATCTTGAAACTGTTGAGGTTACACAATGAACAAGCAAATTGTTCTTCTTGAACGATTCCCATATCGTTATGTCCAAGCAGGTGTTCTGGAGACCAATGGTAAACCAGACTGCCGTATTCAGAAAGTGGATTCATACAGTGGAAAATACAAAGACATTTACTTGTGTGATAATGAGATGCAGTTGATGACTGCTATTGAAGACTACCAGTATACTCTTTGGTTAGATCCAGATGGTGTCCCTTGTTATGTTAGAGACACTGTAAAACAATATCAATAATACTACAGGGGGGTTGCCAAAACCCCTCTTTTTTTGTATAATAGATAGGATAGTATAAAAAATATTATGGCACAGTATGTCAAAAAAGCACTCGTGTTGGGTGCTGGTGGTTTCATTGGAAGTCATATGGTCAAGCGACTCAGAGCAGAAGGATACTGGGTTCGTGGTGTAGACCTTAAGCGTCCTGAGTTTTCTGAAACTGAAGCAAACGAATTTATTCAGGGTAATCTATGTGATGTAGATTTTGTCCGTCGTGTCCTAGAGTATAAGGGTGACCGAGGCAACTTTTATAATTCAGTTCCTCATCGTTATATCCAACCTTTTGATGAGATCTATCAGTTTGCTGCTGACATGGGTGGAGCAGGTTTTGTATTCACTGGTGAGAACGATGCAGACATCATGCACAACTCTGTTACTATCAATCTGAATGTGCTGGAATGTCAGCGCAAGATGAACGAAGAGAAAGGTAAGAATGCCACTAGGATTTTCTATTCTGGTTCTGCCTGCATGTATCCAGAGCATAACCAATTAGATCCAGACAACCCCGACTGCCGTGAAGAATCAGCGTATCCCGCAAACCCAGACTCTGAATATGGATGGGAGAAACTTTTCTCGGAGCGTCTGTATTTTGCTTACCACCGCAATTACGGTATTCCTGTTAGGGTTACCCGTTATCATAATATTTTTGGACCGGAAGGAACCTGGGAAGGTGGACGTGAAAAGGCACCAGCAGCAATCTGTCGTAAGGTAGCATACCTTCCTGAAGAGGGTGGAGAGATTGAGGTCTGGGGTGATGGTAAGCAGACTCGTTCTTTCCTGTATATTGATGAGTGCATCGAAGCGTCATACCGATTGATGCAGTCTGATTTCATTGGACCAGTCAATATTGGTTCTGAGGAGATGGTTACTATCGATGAACTGGTAGATACTGCTGCAAAAGTATCTGGTAAGAAGGTAACAATCAAACACATTGATGGTCCTCTTGGTGTCCGTGGTCGCAACTCTAACAACGATGTTGTCCGTAGGGAACTTGGATGGGATTACTCACAGACTCTTGAAGAAGGTATCTTTAAGACCTATCATTGGATTGATTCACAGATTGCAGTGAAGCAAATAATTAAAAAGATTAAAGTAGGAGTTTGATATGAAGATTGCAATTGATAAGGAAGTAGTTAAAGGGTTAAATATTGATCACCTTAAGGAACTTGCACTCAATCAGTGTGATTGGCATGAGTCTGGAACTTGTGAGTATAGATTGTATGCACATTTGTCTACATTCTTTAAAGGGACAACTATCCTGGATGTAGGTAGTCGCACTGGCGGTTCTGCCTTAGCACTTTCATATAACGAGGATAATCAAGTTATCAGTTATGATTTGCAGGAGCAAGGTGCATCCAACATCAAGAAAGATAATATCACTTGGAAGATTCAAGATTTCCGAGACGATGATACTCTTGATTGGGATAATATTTCAATTATTATGATTGATGTTGATCCTCATGATGGTGTTCAAGAAGAAGAAATGTTTGAATTCTTAGAAGAGAAAGGATGGAAGGGTCTAGTACTCCTTGATGACATTGGTCCAATGTGGCCAGAGATTGAAGACTTTTGGAACCGGATCACATTCCCTAAACTTGATGTATCAGATGTCGGACATATGAGTGGTACTGGTGCTGTAAGTTTTGACTCTAAGCATAAACTTAGCTGGAAGTAATTATGAACATTGCTATTTTAGGATCTGCTGGACAGATCGGTGCATACTTGGAAGAGTATCTAAAAGAAAAAGGACATAATGTTATTGGTGTTGATATCGTTAATGGTATTCAGAATGACCTAAGAGTCACACCCAATACCTATGTTGAGAGTATTATTAAGAATGCAGACTTTGTATTCTTCCTTTCATTTGATGTTGGTGGTTCACACTACCTGAAGAAGTATCAGCATACTTTTCAATTTATTAATAATAATACCAAGATGATGGCAAATACCTTTGCCTTACTTGAAAAGTATAACAAGCGATTTGTCTTTGCATCTTCACAGATGAGTAACATGTCTTACTCACCCTACGGTGTGATGAAGCGTGTTGGTGAACTCCATACCACTGCACTTAAAGGACTGACTGTTAAGTTCTGGAACGTGTATGGTATTGAGAATGATATGGAGAAAGCACACGTCATCACTGACTTCATCCGTAAAGGATTTGAGGAGGGTGAATTTGAGATGATGACTGACGGCACAGAAGAACGACAGTTCTTGTATGCTGAGGACTGCTGTGAGGCACTAGAAACAGTTATGGAGAACTTTACTGACTTTAAAGTTGAAGACCCTCTACACATCACCTCATTCCACTCGACTTCTATTAAAGATGTTGCTCAAATTATTCAGGGACAATTTAATTTAATTGATAAATCAGTTAATATCAAACCAGGTCTTGCCAAAGATAGTGTCCAGATGGATAAGAGAAATGAGGCAGATACTTATATTACTGGTTGGTGGATACCAAAGACTGGTATTGATGTAGGGATTGCAAAAGTTTTTGATGCGATGAAGAAGAATTATGAGTAAGTATAAACTTAATTTATTTTGTGGTGATAATCTTGAACCATCTAGTTCTGCTCTGAATGAAACAAAATATGTTCAGTGGACCTATGATGGTTCTGGTGAAGCAAACATTTACGTGAGTCAGCAGGCACTTGGCGCTATCAATGATACTTCTGGTAAACCAAATTATATCTGGTTGTTAGAATCTAAGCAGATTATTCCACAATACTATCAATGGGTGATAGACAACTATGACTTTGTTGCATCACGAGTTGATGGTATTTTTAGTTGCGATAAAGAATTATGCGAAAAGTATCCTAAGATTCAGTATGCCGTAACCAATGCAGCACCTTGGGTGCAGGACCGTAAGGTTCACGAGAAGAGCAAACTGGTTTCTATGATTGCATCTAACAAGCAGATGTGTGAAGGTCATATGAGACGCTTACAATTTGTGGAGAAGTTTAAAGATAAACTAGACTTCTATGGTCGTGGATTCAATGAGATTGATTGTAAAGAAGATGGACTGAGAGATTACATGTTCTCTGTTGGTATTGAGAACGCAGTTTATGATACTTACTTCACCGAGAAACTGACCGACTGTTTTGCCTGTGGAACCATTCCTATCTTTTATGGTTGCCGAGGCGTCACCAAATACTTTAATGCAGACGGCATTATCTTCTTGGATGATGATTTTGACCTTTCTATGTTAAGCGAAGACTTATACTATTCTAAAATGGATGCAGTCAAAGAAAATCTTGAACGTGCTATTGAATTTCCTATTGCAGAAGATTATCTTTATCAAACTTATTTCTCATGAGCAGTCAGTTTAATTATTTCAAACAGAATAAAGTTGATGTAACTGGTGTACTTCATGTTGGTGCTCACAGAGGAGAAGAGATTTATGACTATGAGACTATGGGGGTAAAACAGGTAATCTGGGTTGAACCAGTTCCTGAACTCTTTGATGAAATGGAAACCTTTTTGACTACTGCTCAATGTGCAGTTACTTCTCATGCATATGAGTATGCTGCAAGTAATACTGATCATGAGATGGTTGAGTTTAATCTGTACTATGGTCCTGATGCAGCATATATGCGTGGAAATAAGGGATGTTCTTCTTTACTTAAAACAAGTGGTAGATTTGAATCCTGGTCAAAGGGAACAGTTCAAGTTGAAACAATTAAGATAGACACTCTCCTTGATGAGAATGACTTTAATTCTTCTGACTTTCAATATCTGAACATGGACGTGCAAGGTGCAGAACTTATGGTATTACAAGGAGCAATCAAATTCTTAGATACTGTTAAGTACATTGCGACAGAGGCAACATGGGATAATCCTGATTATATTGACAATACTGACTATAATGAGTTAAAATCATTATTGGAATCCAAAGGTTTTATTGAAACTGAAATCTATCGTCACGCTGAAAACTGGGGTGATGCACTTTTTGTCAAAGGGGAATGATGAATCGAATTAAAAGTTATAGTCAACTAACGTCAAGTATTATTACTTGGGTTAAAGAATATACAGATAAGAATAATATCAATTCACTAGTTGTTGGTGTATCTGGCGGTATTGATTCTGCTGTAGTTTCTACTCTCTGTGCAGAAACTGGTATGCCCACTTATGTGTTGGGAATGCCTATCCATCAGAATGAGGAACAAGAGAATCTGTCAGACGCACATCTTGAGTGGTTGTCCTACAAATATACCAATGTAACTAAACTTAAGTTTGATTTGACGAATACCTTTGATACATTTGCATCCACTATGGATGGATATAATGATGATAATCTTGCCCTTGCAAATACAAGATCTCGTATTCGTATGGTGACTCTATACCAGATTGCTGGATCTATTGGAGGTATTGTTGTTGGAACTGGTAATAAGGTAGAAGATTATGGTATTGGATTCTATACTAAATATGGTGATGGCGGTGTTGACATCGCTCCTATTGCTGATCTCTATAAAACTGAAGTATGGGAACTTGGAAAGCATCTTGGCGTAGGTCAACGTATAATTGATGCATCACCTACAGATGGATTGTGGGACGATTCGAGAACCGATGAGGCACAGATTGGTGCTTCATACGAAGATTTAGAATATGCAATGGAGAATGGTAATGGACCTGCTGTTAGAATTTTGCATGATCTAAATGCAAAGAATAAGCATAAGATGATACCCATTCCTACATTCAAACTATGAAAGCAACTATTGAAGACGTAAAACAATTTTGGAATGACCGTCCTTGTAATGTAAGACACTCTGAAAAAGATATCGGAACCAAAGAATACTTTAAAGAAGTAACATATAAAAAGTTTATTGTTGAACCACATATTATTTCATTCAGTCAGTTCACTGATTATAGTGATAAGAAAGTTCTTGAGATTGGTTGTGGACTTGGAACAGTAGGTATCAACTTTGCAATTTCTGGTGCTGATTATACTGGGGTTGAACTCTCTGAAGAGAGTATGAAACTTGCACAGAAGAGATTTGATGTCTCTGATCAATCAGGTAACTTCTATTGTGGTAACGCAGAAGAACTTTCATCATTTGTTCCTGTGGAAACTTATGATTTAGTTTATTCATTTGGTGTGATTCATCATAGTCCACATCCAGAAAAGATTATTTCTGAGATTAAAAACTATATGAATGAGAATAGTGTTCTTAAGATTATGCTTTATGCAAAGGACTCTTGGAAAAATTATATGATTGATGCTGGTTTAGACCAACCAGAAGCACAGTATGGTTGTCCGATTGCGAATACATATACTAAGAAAGAGGTGGTAGATCTACTTGATGGATATGAAGTTCTATCTATTGAACAAGACCACATCTTTCCATATCAAATTGAACCTTATAAAAAAGGTGAATATTTGAAGCAACCATGGTTTGCTGAAATGCCAGATGAAATGTTTGGTATCCTTGAGAAAAAACTTGGGTGGCATCTATTAATTACTGCTAAATTAAAATGAAAATCGGTATACTGGGAGCAGGCAGACTTGGTATCTGTTTTGCTCTACTATTAGAAAAAGCAGGATATGAAGTTATTGCTTCTGATATCCGTGAAGACTACGTTGCTAATTTACGTGCTGGGTTAATCAAAACAACAGAACCACAAGTTAGTAATCTTCTTTCCAAGTCTAAGAATATTACCTTTGTTACTGATAATATAGATGTAATTCATGAATGTGATTTGATTTACACTTTCGTTGCTACTCCATCACTCCCTGATGGTAGTTATGATATTAGTTGTATTCGTCAAATTATCAAAGACTTTAAGGAATGTGATGTAGAATGTAAGAGTCTAGTCATTGGTTGTACTACCAATCCAGGTGACTGTGATGATTTCCAGAATCACCTGAGATCATATGGTGTAGATGTATATTACAACCCAGAATTTATTGCACAGGGGTCTATTGTCAGGGACTTGGAGCATGCTGATATGGTTTTGGTTGGCGGTACTGGTAAGCACATCCAAGACATTGAAAAAATCTACGATGATATTCAGATTGAAACTCCGAATGTCTATGTGATGAGTCGCAAGGCAGCAGAACTTGTTAAGTTAGCAGTCAACTGTTACCTCACCACTAAAATTACATACGCCAATATGATTGGTCAGGTGATGCATAAGAGTGGTATGGGTGATGAGATTGATAACGTATTGGATGCCATTGGTTCAGACAGTAGAGTAGGACACAAGTATTTGGGATTTGGTTTTGGATTCGGTGGTCCTTGTCTTCCTAGAGATAACAGAGCATTTGCTGCTTGTGCTAAAAAACTAGGACTGGAGTATAATCTGGGACAAGTCACTGATTCATTTAACGAAGAGCACAGTAAGTTCTTAATAGATTATTACGTAAATAATAATCCAATGGGATTGCCATATGCATTTGATAGTGTTGCATATAAGAGGGGAACTGATATTCTTACCGAGAGTCAGCAATACAAACTATGTCTGGGTCTTCTAGACTTAGGTTGCAAGGTCTATGTTGTAGATAATGTTGTAGAACATCAATGCGATAGTAGAATTAATTGGAGCGTACCAGAAGAAAAAGTTATTTGGATTGATTTATGATTGGATACAACAGATTAGGTTCTAATGGTCGTCTGGGTAATCAGATGTTCCAGTATGCAGCACTGAGAGGTATTGCTGCGAAGAATGGATATGACTTTACTATTCCACCAGAGGATTACCCACACAGAGATAACTATGGATTATTTGAGTCATTCAAACTTAAGAATGTAAAGACCAGTAATATTGGATTTGTAGAAGGTAACTCAGTTCAGGAGAATGGTCACCAGTTCATTGAAGAGTTCTTTACTGAACTACCAGATGGTGTGAACCTTGAAGGGTACTTCCAATCGGAAAAGTATTTCTCTCATATCAAGGATCAGATTCTACAAGACTTCCAATTTAACGAAGGATATTCTATTCCTTGTAATCAATATATTAAGAGTCTTGATACCCCTCCGATCTTCTTGCATATCAGAAGAACAGATGCTATAGGTAGGGAGGAGTATCATCCCATCTTACCATTGACTTACTATGAAGAAGCATTGAAACAATTTCCAGAAGATACTCCCTGCTTTGTATTCACTGATGATATTGCCTGGTGTAAGAAGCAAGAGTTCTTCAAGGCAGATAGATTCCTATTCAATGAGAGCAACGAGAAATATTCATATCAGACTATTGACGGCACCGGTAAGAGGCAGAACACTCTGTTACCTCAGACTGACCTATGCTTGATGTCTATGTGTTCTGGTGCTATAATAGCTAATAGTTCTTTCTCTTGGTGGGGTGCTTGGTTGCAGAATGGTAGGGGTAAGGTTGTTGCACCAAATCCTGTGAAGTGGTTTGGACCTGCAAACTCACACTTGGATACATCAGATATGGTTCCTGACCATTGGAAAATTTTAGATTGGAGTAAGTAATGTCTATATCTTTTGATGGACTTGGTAATGAGGGTAGACTGGGTAATCAATTATTTCAGTATGCTTTCATTCGTGGTATGGCTGCAAAATGTAATCTTGATTGGATGATTCCTGGACCAGAAGAACCTAGGTTTGATAACTATGGTTTGTTTGATTGTTTTGAAATGACTGGGTGTACGCAAACTGGAGAAGGTAATTATCCTACTCTTGAGTGTAGAGATACTTTATTTCGGCAAGAACTTTTTGATAACTGTAGGGATAATATTAATTATTCTGGAGTTTACCAGACAGAAAAATATTTTGAGCACATTAGAGATGAATTGCGAGTAGATCTTACTTTTAATGAGAACTATCTTAACCCCTGTAAGGAGTATATTGATAGTATCGGTGGAAGAGAGAAATGTATATTCCTCCATGTTCGTCGTGGCAGTCCTAACATTACCGGTCGTAGAGGTGAGAAGTGGTCTTATCAAATGCTGCAGGAATTTCACCCTCTGTGTAAACCAGAATATTATACAGAGGCACTAAAGATTTTTCCTGATGATATTAATGTGATCGTTGTATCTGATTTGATTGAATGGTGTAAGACTCAAGATTGGTTGGAAGGAGACCGCTTTCACTTTTCAGATTCATCTTTGGAGATGTTTGCAGATGGTGCTAGTGTTCCTTATATTGACCTGTGTTTGATGAGTTTATGTAGTGGTGCAATTATTGCAAACTCCTCCCTGTCTTGGTGGGGTGCTTGGTTGCAGGGTGATGCTGGTAAAGTTGTAGCACCTACTCCTTGGTATGGTTCAGCAAATTCACATCTTGATACTAAAGATTTAATTCCAGATAGATGGATCAAAATGTATAATGACCCAACACCAATTGAACCAGTTTCATGAATTTAACATTTTTAATTCCCGTAAAACTTGAATCAGAAGATAGAGTAAGAAATCTTAAGACAGTTCTTACTTATCTTTTGTCAAAGTTCAATTCTAAAATTTTAGTACAAGAGCATGATACAGAGAGTAAGTTCTCTGAACTTGTTATGCCTCATCTGAATAAAAAGTTTGGAAATATTTCAGATAGATTTGGTTACACTTTTGATAATCAGACAGAACCATACTTTCATAAAACAAAGGTATTGAATGATCTACTACTGCGTTCTGATACAGAAGTAGTATGTAATTACGATACAGATGTATTACTTCCAGAGAATAGTTATCATGCTGCATATAATGCTATCATGAGAGGTGATTGTGATGCAGTTTATCCATACGGATGTGGTGCATATCAAAGAGCAGTCACATATTCTAGTGAAACTTTTGATGAATTTATTAAAAGTGATATGGACATAACTTCTCTACACCCATATGTGACATTAAGTAATTCAACTATTGGTTGGTGTCAATTCGTCCGTAGAGAAAACTATATAAATTCTTTTATGATGAATGAAAATTTTCATGCATGGGGTCCTGAAGATTCAGAGTTTTACTATAGACTTAATGTCTTAGGTAATAAAGTTGGTAGAGTGAATGATTATGTCTATCACCTGGAGCATTCACGAACTAATGATTCATGGTTCTCTAATCCTCTATGGAAAGATAACTTTATGTTATGGAATTGGGTCCGAGAACAAACCGGAGATACCATTTTAAATTACTGCAAACAGCAAGACTATGTACAAAAGAGGTTGAATAAATGATTGGATTTAATCAAATTGGAAACTTAGGAAGACTAGGTAACCAGATGTTTGAGTACGCTACACTTAGGGGTATTGCTGCTAATAAAGGATACGAGTGGTGTATTCCCCCTACAAATGCAAAGAGTATTGAAAACTATAGTCTGCATAATGCATTCACGATGCCTTCTGTTGGACCAGGTAATAGAAAGTTTTTAGATAACGGATATGCTCCTGTAGTAGCAGAACGTTACTTTCATTTTGATAAAGAGTTATTTGATCTTTGTCCTGATCATATTACATTACAAGGATTTTTTCAGACTGAAAAGTATTTTGAAAATATCAGAGATGATATCCGTAGTGAATATACTTTCCAGGATCATATTCTTGGACCTTGTAAAGAAGTAATTGAAGGATTTGATACACCTCCCATCTTTCTGCATGTTCGCAGGGGTGACCCCAACTTAATGGACCCTCGTGGATTCAAGTGGTCATATACAGAATGCTCCGACCAGCATCCACCACAACCAATTTCTTATTATGAAAAGGCACTGAAACAATTCCCTGATGATGTTCCCGTCATCGTATGCTCTGATTCTCCTGAGTGGGTTCAGACACAAGACTTCTTTAGTGATGATCGCTTTGCTATCTCTGTTCCAGAGGATAAGTATAGTGATGGTTCTTATGAACCTTATATTGATATGTGCTTGATGTCTTTGTGTTCTGGTGCTATAATTGCTAATAGTTCTATGAGTTGGTGGGGTGCCTGGTTGCAGAATGGTAGGGGTAAGGTTGTTGCTCCCAAGATGTGGTTCGGTCCTGCATACCCAAACAATAATACCAAAGACCTGTATTGTGAAAACTGGATTGTATTATGAAGAGAGACCTAACAGACTGTACCTTTATTGTTCCAGTTCGTATTGAGTCTGAAGATAGACTTCGGAATGTAATTACAGTACTGTGTTTTATTGCTTCTAACTTTGATACTAATGTTATTGTTAAGGAAGTAGATACCGAATCTGTATTTGCCGATCGAGCACTTCCACAGATTCAAGAGTTCTGTGATGACGCAACTTGTATCAAACATATTTTTGAGAAGTCTGATGACCCCTTATTTCTTAGGGAAAAGATTCTTAATGAGATGTTAGTTGAGACTACTACAAAGGTAGTTGTTAACTATGATTGTGATGTATTATTTGAACCAGAAGTATATGTGGAAGCATATCGTAGAATCATGGAAGATGAATGCGATATGGTCTATCCTTATGGTGAAGGTCCATGGCAGTATCGAGTAAGGGCAACAGATCAAGTTGTCTCTGACTTCTTGAATGAAGACTTTGATTTTACCGTATTGCAGAATGCTTCTTGGATTGATAATGCTGGTGAGGGATGGGTACAGTTTTTAAGTCGTGATGTATACTTTGAGGGGGGTATGGAGAACGAAAACTTTATGGGTTCTGCACCAGACGATTATGAGAGAGGATATAGATTTAGGACATTGGGTTATCGAGTGCATAGACTTGAGAATCATATCTGTCACCTAGAACATTCACGGGGTATGAATTCTTATCCCCAGTCAATGTCACAGCATCCATATTGGCAACATAATTGGAGTCTTTGGGAACAACTCCAAAAGTACGATAAAGACCAATTAATTGAATACTATTCAAATCAAAAATATCTACACAAGTATAGGTGTTGGAAATGATTATTGCATCTTGTCCTCTTCGTGTATCACTCTTCGGTGGTTCCACAGATAACCCATACTTCGTAGAGCAGTATGGACGTGGTTCTGTAATTAGTTTTACATCCAGTCTGAAGACCTATGTGACTATCACACAGGACAAGTTTGGTTTCAATAGAGAGCAGCACAAATATATCATCAACTATTCTAGAAGAGAAGAAGTCTCTAGTATTGGAGACATTCAGAACGAGGTTGTAAGGACTGTATTGCAGCACTATGATATGCCACCAGTTCAGGTAACTCTGACCAGTGATGCATATTCACAGGGCAGTGGTCTTGCATCCTCTTCTTCTTATACAATTAGTCTTATCAAAGCATGCACAATGTTCCTGGGTATTCCGATTACCGACAGTGATGCATGTAAACTCGCATATAAGTTAGAAAGAACTTATAACCCATACTGTGGATATCAAGATCCATACGGATGTGGTGTTGGTGGATTCAAGCGTATCAATTTCATGGGAGATGATTGTATCACCTATGAGTTCCTATCTACCGATCTATTTGATCACTACGATACGCACCTTGTCTTTACAGGTGTCACAAGAAACTCCAAGAAGATTCTGAAGAATGTGACGGAGAACCTGGATAAGGTCAAACCTCTTTTGGAAACATGTGATGAAGCATACTACCTACTTTCCAATAAGAGTTATAAGTGTTTTTTAAATCTCATGAGCAAGAGTTGGAGACAAAAGAAACAGACATCATCAACTATCGCAGAGAACGAGACCATTCAAATGATGGACTCTGCATTAGAACTCAACGATACTGTTCTAGCACACCGACTGTGTGGTGCTGGTAATGGTGGGTTCTTCCTGACATTCTCTAAACCTGGCACATTGACAATACCATACGACTCTGTTAGAATACGAGTCGGAACTGATGGTGTCTATGGTAAATCCATTTGAAGAATATGTAGAGGCACTTAAATGCGCCCATGCACAAGAACAGTTTTTAAGATTTCAGGCAGCATTTAACTGCCACAATAGAATTATTATCCTAGGTAATGGCGGTAGTAGCAGCGTAGCATCCCATATCTCTCAGGACTATATGAAGTTCAGGGGTAAGAAGGTATCTATCCTCTCTGACCCTTCTATGCTTACTATGCTTTCCAATGACTTTGGATATAAGAAAGCATATCAAAAATTCTTAGAGTATTATGTCGAGAATGATACTCTTGTAGTTATCATGAGTTCTGGTGGTGAATCCAAGAACATGCTTAACTGTGTGAATTGGTGTGAGGATAATAAAGTATCATACGGAGTGCTGACTGGGTTTGAATGTAATAATAGAATACGAACCATTGCAGTTAATGCTCTATGGAACTATTGGATTAATAGTAGGTCTTATGGCGTGGTAGAATGTGTTCATCAAATCTTCCTGCACGGAGTAGTATGAGATTTTGTTTTGATTTGGACGGGACTATCTGTGATACTCCCTGCGACCCTGATGGTCACAATCAAAGATACTGGGATGCACTTCCTATCCCCATTATGGTACAGACAGTCAATCGTCTTTATGATGAGGGGCATTATATTATTATCATGACTGCTCGTGGTAGAGGATCAGGTAAGGATTGGACATCACAAACCGAGAAGAGTCTGAATGACTGGGGTGTGAAGTATCACGAACTGGAACCTATGTTCCACAAACCCAATGCTGATATTTTCATTGACGATAAGGGTGCTAACGTATTCGATTGGATTCTTGGTCAACCACAAAGAAAAGGAATCATTGCAGGTGCCTTTGATGTAATCCATCCAGGGTATGTTCGTATGTTTGCTGATGCAAAGAAGTATTGTAACCATCTAACTGTTGCACTTCACGTTGACCCTTCAACCGAGAGGGCACATAAACTGAAACCAGTGCAGACAGCAGAGGAACGCAAAGAAATTCTTCTGGGTATGCGAAACATTGATGATGTTGTGTTTTATAACATTGAAGATGAATACCTTGCACTCCTAGAAAGTGGCGAGTATAATGTAAGGTTCCTAGGAGACGATTATTCTGATGGAAGTTATAGTGGTGTTGGTCTGGGCATTCCAATTACTTGGTTACCTAGAGACCATGAGTACTCTAGTACTCGATTAAAAACATTGATTCACAATTCTATTATGCCTAGGAGAAACGAGAAATATGACTAAAAGTTTAGTCACAGGTGCTGCAGGTTTTATTGGATCTAACCTGGTTGATTATCTTATTGAACAAGGACATTATGTTGTTTGTATTGATAATGAAAGTGCAAACAACAATGACTTTTACTGGAATAGTAAAGCATATAATGTGAAGGCAGACATCTCCAGTTATGGAGATATGAGAGAACACTTTGATGGTATTGATTATGTGTTTCATCTAGCGGCAGAGAGTCGCCTACAACCTGCTATTGAGAACCCTATCAATGCAGTCACTAAAAACTGTGTTGGAACTACTGTAGTTCTACAATGTGCAAGGGAAGCAGGTGTGAAGAGAGTAGTATACTCTTCTACTTCATCTGGTTATGGTGGTAATCGTTGGCCTAATGTAGAGACACAACCTGATGATTGTCTAAACCCATACTCTGTGTCCAAGATTGCAGGTGAGAAACTATGTAAGATGTATACCGATCTTTATGGTTTAGAGACAATATCCTTGAGATACTTTAATGTATTTGGTGAGAGGTCTCCTACTGTTGGTCAGTATGCACCAGTGATTGGTATCTTCCAGAGACAAGCAGAAAGTGGAGATGCACTTACTATTATTGGTGATGGTTCACAGAGACGTGACTTTGTTCATGTCCATGATGTAGCAAGAGCAAACTATCTTGCAGCCATATCACCCATCTACCATATGTTGGGTCATGTATTTAATGTAGGTAGTGGTAAGAACTATTCTATTCAAGAGATTGCTAACGCTATCTCTGATGCTCAAATATACTTGCCTGAACGTTCTGGTGAAGCATCGACTACTCTTGCAAATATAGATAGAATTGGTGAAATCATTGGATGGAAACCTGAAATTGATGTGATGGAATGGATCAAAACTAATGGATAAGAATAAGGCAGCATATAAACTCAAAGGTCTTCCACCTATCTACTACACGAACCTGGATCGTAGTCCAGAACGTCAGAAGTATATGGAGGACCAGTTCAAATACTGGGAGATTGAAGACTACACCCGTATCTCTGGATACGATGGTACTGGTGAAGACGACTTGAGCGGTATCCTGAAGGGTCGCTACCCTGACCAAATGGGTCCTACTGACGTTGGATGCTGTACATCACACTTGAAAGCAATCCACCAATGGTATACTACATCTGATACTCCTTGTGCTATTATGATGGAAGATGATTGTGATCTATCAGTTGTTTCTAATTGGCCATTTACTTGGAAAGAGTTCTATACAAGAATGCCATTTGATTATGACTTGGTTCAACTTGCTGTGATCAATCCTGGTGCCTTGCATGTAGCATTGCATAAGAGATTTGTCAATGACTTCTCTACTGCCTGCTATATGATTACGAGGCATCATGCCAAGAAACTAATGGATCTCTGTTATAGGGATGGTAAGTACAAACTTGACTACAAGGCAAAACCAAGATGCAATTCAGAGCACTTGATTTATGAGTCTGGTAACAGTTTTGCTATGCCTGTTCTACTATTCTCTCCTCCTCATCTTGAGTCAATGATCTGGAATAAGGAGCATATTGATACTTTCCATGTTCCAAGTCGAGATGGATTGCGTGAATGGTGGACTAAACAGGCACCACTACTACAAGACTGGGAACAATTGTTTGAGTATGACCCATATATGGGAAGACTGCCCCCTGTAGAACAAAATAAAGAGAGTTGACACACCAGGCAAGTTCGGTTATACTAGTATTTCGGGTGTATAAATACCTATTCGTGACGCGCATTACGAATTGTTACAGTTTCAACGCCTCAACTAATCGCCAAGATTCTGTGGTATAATATCCATAACGAGACAAGTCGATGTCTCTATTCATCTGCGGGTAACCATTCCGCAAGTAACTAAAGGTAATTAAACAAAATGATCAAATCTGTATTCGCAGCAACCGCTGCCCTGTCCGTATCTGCTGGCGCTGCTTTCGCTGGTCCTTACGTTAACGTCGAAGCAAACTCAGGTTGGACTGGTTCTGACTACTCTGGAACTGCCACTGACCTGCACGTAGGTTATGAAGGTGAACTTGGTGAGAGTGCATCATACTACGTCCAAGGAGGAGCTACTGTAGTCTCCCCTGACGGTGCTGAAAGTGACACTGTTCCTTCTGGTAAGGCAGGTCTCGGTCTTGCACTGACCGATGCACTTGGTGCTTATGGCGAAGTTTCCTTCGTCGGTTCAGGTGACGACAATATCGATCGTGGTTACGGAACCAAAGCGGGTCTGAAGTACAACTTCTGATATATTAATTGTATCGTGTGGGGGGCATCGCCCCCCTTTTTAGACTTATGATTTTAGAAACTATTTTGGCACTGAGTGCCGTTGATTATGACCATCTTGCACGAACAGTGCAAGTTGAGGCAGCAACTGGAACTGATGATGAATACTGCGTTGCAGTTTCCATTCTTAATAGAGTTAACTCTCCGGCATTCCCTAACACTGTTGCTGATGTAGTTTATGCTCCTGGACAATACGAAGGTTTTATCTATCGTCGTCCAGCTGCTAAACCTAGTGTTGTTGCTAGGTTAAAGAACACAGAAAAACTTATGGAAGCATACTCGATTATTGGTGATAGAACCAGTTTCAAAGGACAACGTATGTTGCCTTATCGTGTAGTTGCAGAAGATCCTATGTGTGATCGTAAAGGAAACTTTTATCATTATCACTGGCAATCATGATCAGTCACTTCAAGTCTCTTATCAAAAACGTTGTTGGTATCTCAACAACTAAAGTAGAATGTTCAATTGATGAGAAACCAGTTGATTGTAAAACATTCACTCAACCTTATGTTGGTGTTCCTGCACCATCAATTCTTAAAAATGATGCTTGGTTTGGAGAACCGATTATGAGTGAACAACAAAAAGAAATTGCTGATGATATCAGTGTGAATATGGATGGAGGAGTTGGTGGTTCTTGGAAAGTAAATAATGAACCAGAAAATATTCATCAAGTAATGTATGAACTATCTACTAAGAATAGTAATACCTTAAGTCAAGGTGGATCAGAAATATTCCAAGAATAAAAAATTTGAATTCTTTACTTATCATGACGGAATCTAAAGCACCAAAAATTCAAATTACATTTGACGGATGTTACAACTATAATAAGTTGAAAGCAGAAGGTATGGTTGACGATTGGCGATACTCTGAAGAAAAACTGGAACTGAGGCAACACGTCTATACTATTCTTCTGAACAAGTTTGGCGGTTTAACTAAAGAAAATGGTGAACCAATCTGTAGTATGGAGAGTATCCAAAATTGCTGTCACGATTGGGTTTCTCAAGGGCATGTAAATAGTAATGGAATTGTCAAATACTATGAGGCATACTACAAATGAAAAGATTATTTACAGCGGCGGTTGTTGCGGCGGCGTTTGCCCTACCTGTCCATTCCGCCCCCCTCAAAGATAGTGAGTATTTTACAATGCATTCTATGGGATGTATGTTGCTTCAAGAATGTATAGAAGATATCAATGAAGTTAAGTCCATCTCAGATATCAATTCTGAGATACCTGCTACTAATTACGACATTATTGCTGTTGAGTTTAATTCTCTTGTCAGATCACTTAATAAGGTCGGAGCTAAGGTTTTTCTAGCAGACCAGAAGTATTTCCCTGTGGGACACCGTGGGGTATATCATACTGTCAGTAATAATTTCTTCTTGAATAAAGCATACATGAATCGACCTGGAATGTTGATGAGTGTTATGCGTCATGAAGGATGGCATGCAGCACAGGATTGTATGGCAGGTACTATCAATAACTCTTTGATTGCTATCATTCTGCCTGAAGATTCTGTTCCTCCACTGTATCAAGAAATTGTAAAATCAACATACAGAGATCAACCTGGAGCAATTCCCTGGGAGAAAGAAGCATACTGGGCAGGTAAAACTGAAGGTATGACTGCCAAGGCACTTGAGTCTTGTGCTCGTGGAACTATGTGGACTGACTATGAACCAACACCATTGACACGTAAATACTTGGTTGAAAAAGGTTATCTCTCTAAATAGAGTTGCCTTACCAATTAAATATGCCAGAAGAAGTCAAAAAACCTGACGAGAAGAAGAAAGGTCTATTAGGTAAAATTAAAGAGGCAGCAGATGACAAAGAAGAACAGCTTGCTATTCTGTCTACTTTTGTTCGACTTGGCATTCTTGTCTGGTCTGGGGGAATACTCACGTTGGCGTACATCAAACTTCCACCTGCACTCGGTATACCTGAACAAAAACTAGATCCAACTTTTATCGCAAGTGTCTTTACTGGGGTGCTTGCGACTTTTGGTGTTCAGGCAGCAAAGAAGGCAGGTGAAAGTGGTGGCGGATCTGCTATCACTAAGGACCAGATGGAGAAACTGATTGAGAAAGCAGCACAAACTGCACCACATCAGACTCTCCGTATCGAGCAAGCACCTGTAGTTCTTAAAGTTGACAAGGCAGAAGAACCTTACAAAATGTAAGTTATGATTAACAAACGATCTCCATTTAAGTGGGCGGCACTGACAGTAGGAACACTGTTCGGTGTCGCTCATATTGGTTTATTGGGACATCTTATTGGTAGGGATAAACTTCCTATCATAAATTTACCTGTGGGTGACTATACCTCATATAGTGTAGAAGCAGGTAAAGACGGATACAGTATAGAATATAGTTCCAATGATCCCAAGGTCATGGGAGTTAGGAGAAATATTAATAAGAACAATGGGTTGTTTGGTATTGGTGGTAACTCAGTAATTGTAACTGAAGAAGAATATACAATGGATGGGGTAAGGCATCTAGGAGGTGCTGAGGGAAAGTTGACTGCTCAAAACCTGGCATGCATCAAAGCGGAGGGCGCTGGAGAATCAACCGGAAGAATGGTAGGTGCTAGTGTTGCATCAGGCATTGCTCCTATCTTCACGGGTATCCCATATGTTGGTTGGTTGATATCTGGTTGGGCAGTAATGTTAGGTCAAGATACTGGCGCAGATGTAGGTGCGGAAATCGCCACAATGCAACTAGATTGTGAAGGAGAATAATATAGATATATTTGAACCCAATTATATAATATATGAATTTATTACTGAGACCTCTGGAGAATGTTAGTGATCCTGTTTGGAGTGTTATTATTTCATTACTTATATTACTTGGCGGAGTTGGGGGATATATCTTCTATATAATGAAAATTGCATTTAGCGAATTGGATGATGGGTCCAATACGATGGGGGAACAAAAGATATGAATCTCGAAGCATTGTGAGAGATTCGTAGAGCACACGGAACATTGGTAGACTAATTATGAGAAGAGAAATGTTAGACGCTCTCAAGGCACTGTCTGTTGGGAGTATTAAAAAAGCAAAAATGAATATTGAGATATACCTTACAAATCCTGTAGGTATTGGTGAGCATCCTGACGTTCTTGGTGCAATTCAAGATCAGATTGATGCAATTGCAAAAGAAGAAGAACGTATCGAAGTAATCGAAAAGTATTTGGAGGATTAAAATGAAAGTATTATTTGCATTTTTTGCTACACTATTTCTTGCTGCTCCAGCATGGGCAGTAGATATCACAATGGGTTCAGGTGGAAACTTGATTTTTGATCCATCTGATGTTACAATTGACGCAGGCGAAACTATACATTTTATAAATGGTATGTTGCCTCCTCACAATATTATTGTTGAGGGTCGTGCTGATCTCTCACGAGAATCACTTATGTTTTCTCCAGGAGAATCACAAGACATCACTTTTGCGGATGCAGGAGACTATGAGTTTTTCTGTGGTCCACACCAAGGTGCTGGTATGACCGGTACAATTCACGTAAATTAAAAGAACAATGGCAACTTATAACGTAACAGTTCGTTCCTCTGATGGAACTGAGAATGTAGTCTCTTGTGACGACGATGTTTATATCCTAGATGCAGCAGATGAAGCAGGTTTAGAACTTCCATACTCCTGTCGTGCTGGCGCATGTTCTACTTGTGCTGGTAAAGTGTTGGAAGGAACGGTAAATCAGGAAGATCAATCTTTCCTTGACGATGATCAACTTGAAGCAGGATTCGCACTTCTTTGTGTGTCATATCCTACTAGTGATTGCGTTATTCAGGCAGAAGTGGAGGAAGAACTCTATTAAAGTGATATATACTTCTAGTTAAGAACTAGTCATGCAAAAAGTAATTAATGTATTAGCTATCACGTCTTTTTCTGTGTCTGCTGCCATCGTTGGCGCAGGCACTTTTGTTTATCTCAATAAAGATTCCATTGTTGAGAATATCAAATCTCAAGTTGCTGCTGCAGCTGCAGAAGCAATTACTGGTGCTCTTCCCGGAATGATGGATGCAGCAATGCCAGAATTACCTGATGCTACTGGTGGTGTTATTCCTACCATGCCAACTACAACTAACAGTGTTATTCCTGGACTATGAATTTTGAATTAACAATGGAGGATTATGCAATTATTCTCAATGCACTACACTACTATAAGAAAGTGGAGAAGAGAGGTAACTTTAAACAATATAATGAAGAACGTGTAAATAAGTTGAGAGATAAGATGGCATATCAATTAATTCCTTCTAGAGGCAGTAATATATTATGATTATCGACTGATGGATATACCTTTGATTACTGGAATGGATATCGATATTAATAATATTGGTATCAATGATATTCAAACATATCAATATACAACACCAGTAGTTCCTACAGCACCACCAGTAGTTGTAAATATTGGTGTGCCTGTGGTTAACATTCCAGGATGTGTTGAGGCGACTGAAACTAATAGTGCTAAAAATAATCAACTAAGAGAGGACGATCCCAATGGTGTGGTTACGTATTGCGATTCTGGTTATCCCAGTTTTAATCCTATTTCTTATGAACCAAACCAGATGATACTGACTGGTCCACCAAAAGTGGATACTAGATCTCCTGACAAACCAACACCACCTGAAGTTAAACCACCACAAACAAAACAACCTGTTGTTAGTGCTGTAGTAGAATGTCCTACTAAAGTACAACAGGCACAAGAACCTGTAGGGACATTAGTAGAAGGATTTAGAAAGAAAGTTACTGGTTATAAACTCATTGATAAGACATGTGTTCAGATAACAGAACCAGTTCCTCTACCTACACAAATACTTGCTGGTCTACCTAGTGGTGGACAAGTGATGCAGGTGGGTGGTATTGCTGTCATCGCTACATCATCAGCACTATTAGCAAAACCGTTGGCAGACATCTTACTAAAGTCAGTCAAACCAACGGTTAAGAAAGTTATGAAGAAGATTGCTACCTTACGTGGTAAGAAACCTCCTATCTTGTCGTCAGGGGAGCGCCGAGCAGAGCAGCGTCAGATGAATCATGCAGTGAAGGCATTACGTTCTGTCTTCCCGAGGAAGAAGAAGAAACGCTAGGAATCTCATGGTAGTGTGGATGATTATGTCCTGGTGGATTGTTTACCAATACATCAGCACACACAGAATAGTAAGGACTCTTAGGATGGAATTGAATTCCTTTTAACTTCAACTCCCCACAATTTTTAAGTCTGGCTATCTCAAAGTCCAATCTTTTATTGGCAACAATTTGACTGTTCAATTCAATCTGTGTAGTTGCTGCTTTCTTACACAGGTCTTGTAAGTTTTTATCCGTAGGTGTGCTCCATGTCATAGAGAACCCTACACCTAAACTATAGTTATCTTTCTGTCCTGTTCTAGTTCTTTTAAAGAAACTTACATCACCAGGATTATCTAAGATACCATCTCCAGTTGGATTCCCGTCAGAATCGAAGGCACCAAAATTATCGGTGACATCATATACTGGGTCATTATAATAACCTTGAAAAGGTTTAGCAGCAGAAACACTTCCTGTTACATACGGAGTGAAATTGCGAGTGGGACCTTGGCATTGTATACCTCCACCGTAGGTGTTCGTAATGTAAGGTCCCTGAAGGACCTGAATAGCTTGGTTTGTAACACTACCTGAGGAATTAGCAACAGGATTAGCAGTAGCAGACACACCACCAACGGTTTCAGCATAAGAAGGATTAGCAAATAATAAAGTTACTGCGAGAAGTGATTTAGAATATCTATTGTGTATAAATAGTTTTAGTAAAGACATAATGTTATCACAATAATGAAAGTAGTAGATTTGTCGGGACAAACATTTGGTGCTCTTCTTGTTATTCGTAAGGATGAAGAGGCAACCAAGAAAAATAAGAGAGGAACTTACTGGTGTAAGTGTTCCGAGTGTAATAATGAAAAACTTATTAGTTCTGATATATTTAGAGGTAGGAAACCAGTAGTAAGTTGTGGGTGTAGAAAGTCAGCAGGTTACACACATCCCAGAGCTAATCCTACTAAAAAGAATGAAACACGACTGCTAAACTATGCTCGTCGTAATGCCAGAAGAAGAGGTGAAGAATGTAGTTTGGTTCTGGATGATATTGTAATCCCAGAGTTTTGTCCTGTGCTTGGTATTAAATTACAACCAGGATCAGACACTCATCAAGATTGTTCTCCTTCTGTTGATAGGATTGATAGCACCAAAGGTTATACAAAAGATAATGTTTGGATCATTTCTGCTCGTGCTAATCGTATAAAGAATAATGCCACCATAGAGGAAATTGGAATGCTCTATGAGGCACTGAAATCACTGACTAAAAATTGAGGTTGTTTCAGTTATGCTTGTAACCTCGGTTTCTCTTTGGATAATCGTTTGGTTGCTTAAACCAGGTCCTCGATAAGTTTCTGTGAACTGAAACGCTGCTCCTGGTACTGTTTGTGTGAATTGCGGTTTGCTTGTTACTCCAGTCCATGATGAAGTCACTCCATTAATAGTTACATTTGTAGCACCTGTTCCTGGTGAAAGGTTTCCAGATGCTGTGACACCAGAACCAGTAGCAGAATACTGATACCCAGTGTTATAATCCATGCTATTTATTGTCTCAGTTATCTTCTGAGTTGTTTCCGTTCTGCTCGTCATTGATCCCTGTGTGAAGTTTGGGACCACGGGGACCGACAGGGCAGGAGCAAGTGTGACACTTACACCCACCGCACTTAGGACAGACCAACGAATCATAGTATTCATTGCGTTCCTCCTCAGTCGATAACAGTAATCTCAGAAACGAATTGTCCAGTTGCAGTAGTACCAGCACCACCAGCCGTCACCGTTAGAGCACCTGTAGTCGCTACAGTACCAGCCAAAGATCCAGCAACACCAGCAGTGTAAGAAGTTACATTACTGAAGTTAGGGACATCTCCTACAGTAGGAGCAGCACTTGGGATATCATCACCTTGAGTAAACGAGGTGCTATATGTGAAAGCATTACCATCAGTTGCCTGAGTTGCTGAGATAGTTCCAGGAGAATAGATGCCACTAGTAATAGTGCCAGCAGAAACAGTTCCTGCTGTGGTGCCATCAGTAGTATTAATACCACTACCTGAAATACTATAAGAATTACCAACTCTTACAGCAGTTGATCTAGCAGATTCAACAGTTAGTTGAACACTAGAAGACATTTTTGATACAAGTCCGCCTGCATTTGCTGCTGGTGCGGTCATCAATAACATTATGAAAGGCAATAACCTTTTCATATTTTTTTTCCGAAGGAGGTATGTATATGTATTTAGAAAGATGTGATTTTTATTAGAGTTTTATGAGAAATATATGTTCCGCAAGATACCGTCACTCAGACTGCTTGACAAATTTTTATGTTTCCTATATAATATGTAAAGAAACATTACGGAGTGTAACATGACTGTAACAACTGAAGACGGTGGGCGCACAAACATGTATGCCACAGAACCTAGAATGTATATCTCTGAGACTGATGCAGAACGTTATGGTCTTGAGACATATGCAGAGAGAGCTGAGAAGTTGAATGGACGTACTGCTATGCTTGGATTTGTTGCTGCTGTTGTCTCTTATACTTTCAGTGGTAGCGTATTTTTCTTTGGTGTCTTCGGATTCTGATGATTGAATTTGTTTTTACCATGACAAGCATTGCATTTCTTGTCTTACTTTGCTTCTCTATTGAAAACTTATCTGAAACTTATTGATGGAAACTTCTATTGCTGAACTCCTTACTTATTATGTAATTGGTGGTGCCCTTATTATAGGACCGCCTGCAATCTTCCTGATTATTGCTATGATGGGAGCAATCCAAAATACGAAAGGACGTATGGTTGGATATAAAGACCACAAAACATATGGTGATAGTTCGATCTATGATCCTTCACCAAAGTTACCAAAAGACCAAACTCAATTTTATCTTAAACTAGGAGAAAACTCATGAACGAAAGAGCAGAACGTATTAACGGTTGGGCAGCAATGATTGGAGTCATTGCAGCAATCGGAGCATATGCAACCACAGGTCAATTGATTCCGGGCATATTTTGATGATGTTATTAGCAACCTTTATGTTGGGTGCTTTTATAATTCATTCAGTGCTTACAGAAGATGTTGATGACGATGACCATTTTGATGGTGGTATGTTGATACCAGCACAAAACCCAATCCAATAACAGACAAAAAAGACTTTACTCTATATACTGAGTAAGGTCTTTTTTTGTAATATGCCAAAGAATCAATTGAACAAAGATGAACTGATATGCCATGTTCTCAAACTCAAGCATGAGGTTGACGGAGAATCGAAATCGGTTTGGCAGAAAGAAAAGGATCTAGCACACAAGTATCTCAATCGAGTCTTGGATAGAATTCAAGAATATCGGTACTAGGGGGTTGACAGAGACCCAAAACAGTGGTATTATAAATAAGTCGAGAGGTTACGGAACCAACACATTTCTTAACCATTTGTAACACGCCTTACCAAGACTAAACAGCGTGTCTAAACAACAGTCTTTCATATCCCAGACTTAGGGTGTCTGGGAAATAGTAACTCCACCATTCCCTGATGGTCTTACTTTTTTGTTCAAAACAATGGCTTCAACTCTTTCTAGACAACAATCAACCTCTTCGTGGGAACAATTCTGCGAGTGGGTTACATCTACCAACAATCGTCTCTATGTCGGTTGGTTTGGTGTGCTGATGATCCCAACTCTGTTGGCGGCAACCATCTGTTTCATCGTTGCTTTTGTAGCAGCACCCCCCGTCGATATTGACGGTATCCGCGAACCAGTTGCTGGTTCACTCATGTACGGTAACAACATCATCTCTGGTGCTGTTGTCCCATCCTCCAACGCAATTGGTCTTCACTTCTATCCCATCTGGGAAGCAGCATCTCTTGATGAGTGGCTGTATAACGGTGGTCCTTTCCAACTCGTAGTCTTCCACTTCCTTATCGGCATCTATGCTTATATGGGACGTGAGTGGGAACTTTCTTACCGCTTAGGTATGCGTCCATGGATCTGTGTAGCATACTCTGCTCCAGTAGCAGCAGCATCTGCTGTATTCCTCGTCTATCCTTTCGGTCAAGGTTCATTCTCTGATGCGATGCCTTTGGGTATCAGTGGTACATTCAACTACATGCTTGTCTTCCAAGCAGAGCACAACATCCTGATGCACCCCTTCCACATGCTTGGAGTGGCTGGTGTCTTCGGTGGTTCATTGTTCTCAGCGATGCACGGTTCTTTGGTTACATCTTCACTCGTCCGTGAGACGACTGAAACTGAGTCACAGAACTATGGTTACAAGTTCGGACAAGAAGAAGAGACATACAACATTGTTGCCGCTCACGGTTACTTTGGTCGTTTGATCTTCCAATACGCTTCATTCAACAACTCACGCTCATTGCACTTCTTCCTTGCTGCATGGCCTGTTGTTGGTATCTGGTTCACCGCACTGGGCGTAAGCACCATGGCATTCAATTTGAATGGATTTAACTTCAACCAGTCTGTTATCGACGGACAGGGTAGAGTTCTTAACACTTGGGCAGACGTTCTTAACCGAGCAGGACTTGGTATGGAGGTGATGCACGAGAGAAACGCACACAACTTCCCACTTGATTTGGCAGCAGTAGAGTCCACACCTGTGGCCTTAATTGCACCCACAGTTGGTTGATATATCTGCTATAATTAATAGGAAGCAAGGGGGTCTTCGGATCCCCTCTTTTTTTACTTACAAATGTTAAGTTTAATTACTTATTCTCATGAATGGAAAATTAGATCCAGAAGAAAGAATCTTGGATGATGTCTTACCAGAACTACCGAAATGGTTTGCTCAAACTTCTGACACACCATATGATAGACATCACTACCGATTTGTGTATTCAGACGGTCAAAGTAAAATCTTTGAGGGTTATGAACGAGCACAAGAAGAATGGTTTAATCTTCCAACAGTATTCAAATCTCATATAGAAGTTTTGGATATTAAAAACAAAAAACAAAAAAATCTAAAAGGAGGGTTTAAATAGTGACAACATCAACATTATCACAGCAACAAGGGAGGGGATGGTTTGATGTCCTGGATGACTGGCTTAAACGGGATCGCTTTGTCTTTGTGGGTTGGTCTGGACTCTTACTTCTTCCCACTGCTTATCTTGCCATTGGCGGTTGGCTTACTGGCACATCTTTTGTTACGAGTTGGTACACCCATGGTCTTGCTTCTTCCTATCTTGAGGGTGCTAACTTTCTTACGGCAGCTGTCTCGACGCCTGCTGACGCTATGGGTCATTCTCTTTTGCTACTTTGGGGTCCTGAGTCTCAAGGGGACTTTCAACGCTGGTGCCAACTTGGGGGACTCTGGAATTTTGTGGCACTCCACGGAGCCTTTGCTCTCATTGGTTTCATGCTTCGACAGTTTGAACTTGCTCGCCTGATTGGTATCCGTCCTTACAATGCTATTGCGTTCTCTGGTCCTATTGCTGTTTTTGTCAGTGTATTCCTTATCTATCCACTGGGTCAGTCTTCATGGTTCTTTGCACCTAGTTTCGGGGTAGCAGCAATCTTTAGATTCCTATTGTTCCTTCAGGGTTTCCACAACTGGACCCTCAACCCCTTCCATATGATGGGAGTTGCTGGTATACTAGGAGGAGCACTACTCAGTGCTATCCATGGTGTCACAGTAGAAAATACATTGTATGAAGATGGAGAACAGGCAAACACATTTAAAGCGTTCGATTCCACTCAGGAGGAGGAGACCTATTCGATGGTTACTGCGAACCGTTTCTGGTCGCAAATCTTCGGGATTGCGTTTAGCAATAAGCGGTTTCTTCATTTCCTTATGCTTTTTGTTCCTGTCATGGGTCTTTGGGTCTCCTCTATTGGGATCATTGGGCTTGCTTTTAATCTTCGTGCCTATGATTTTGTGAGTCAAGAGATTAGAGCAGCAGAGGACGCTTCATACGAAACTTTCTACACGAAAAATATTTTGTTGAACAATGGCCTCCGTGAATGGATGATGACTATTGACCAACCACACGAAAACTTTCCTGTAATTGAGGAGATCCTTCCAAGAGGAAATGCTCTTTGATACTCAAGACCCTTCGGGGTCTTTTTTATTTACATAAGACCCAGAGTATGATATTATATAAATAATAATAGTTATTCATAGTTCGTGTCATGGGATTAAATAATAAATCAAAACCTTGTGGTGCTTTAGTTGATGAGAAGTTTGGAAAACTTACTGTTTTAAAAGAAGAAGTTATTTTAAAGAGTGGAAAAACCAGAGTATATGCAACTTGTAAATGTGAATGTGGTGGAGAAAAAACTTGTGACAGAAGTGGATTAACGACTGGAAGAACTACAAGTTGTGGGTGTGTTAGAAGAGAAACTACAATTACCTTCAATAAAACTAAAAAGAAACCTGAAGGAACTCTCAAACGAGACGACCGTAGATATAAGATGTATCATAATGCTCAACACAGAGCAAAGAAAAAAGGTATACCCTTTACAATCTCTATGGATGATATTGTAATACCAGAAGTTTGTCCTTTACTTGGAATACCATTAGTATCTACAAGTGATAAGACAGACCCAAGAAATCCAAGTTTAGATCAAAAAGTTCCTGGAAAAGGATATACTCCTGATAATATCTGGGTAATAAGTTATAGGGCTAATACTCTCAAGAATGATGCCACACTTACAGAACTCAAAACACTGGTAGAAAATCTGGAAGCACTCTAAACCACTTCCCAAACCGTCACAGCACTCCTTTACAGGGGTGCTTTTATTATAGATAATTAAATTATGATAAGTTTTATGTCTTTCTTATTAGCAGCAGGAATGTCTTATTACATGTCTACGATTTGTTATGAGGCACCAAACTTAACTGAACTTCAGATAAAGGAAAGAGCAGAAGAAATGTTTCCTTATCGAATGGGGCAGAACAATCACAATAAGATTTATTATTATGGACTATCATGTAAAAACAACAAATAACTACTATGAATCACTATCTTGTTTTTGTTTACGGTGTATGCTTTGCTCTCATTGCTGGTGCTGCGTTTGCTATGATGTGGAGTAACATTCAATCTATTAACGTAGAGATGAGGAATCCTCCCAAACCAAAGCATCCCGAGGCACCACAAGCAGGTGAAGAGTTGATGTATGTTGATCTCAGTAGAGAAAGACTTGAAGACCTTTACAAGCAGAACAATCAGTGATATAATAAGGGGGTTAAGGACCCTCTTTTTTAATGATCAACTACGCAATAGGATTTCTTGTTGTTATAATTTGTATTTTATATTTTAAAATGCGTAAACTTGGATATCGTATTCATAAATTGGAATATGATATCAAAAATGATATTCATAATTATAATTATGTAACTAGTATCAATATTCGGGATCTAATAAAAAGAGATAGGAATTATTTTGAATCTGAAATCACAGAAATTTGCAATGAAATAAAAACCCGCAAAAAGTAATTATGGAAATGTGGGAGACAAAATGCGTTGGGTGTGGTAAAATGGTGCCAGCGAATCAAACACCTCAAGTAGGACACCAAGCACCTGGTGGTAGTTGGACAAATTCGTTATGTAAACCTTGCTGGGTGAAAAAGAACAATGGACAAAATTGATACTCAAGGCATGAGTCTTCCTGGTAAATCAAAGAAACCAAGTAGCTATGAACCGATGCCAGTGAAAATCCGTACAATCTTCACACCAGAAGAACGTGAAGAGTTGAAGCAGATTATCAATGAAGCACTTGATGAGAGGGAACAAGCATGAAGTTTAAAGCACTTGTATTTGTCCGTCTGAGATCACAGGTTGATGACTCTCCTGGTAATGCCGTGAGAGATGCCTGTAAGAGATTGTCTGAGTTAAATATCAAGAAACTTAGACTAGGTAAGGTGATTGATATTTGGTTAGAAGCAGAGAGCAGAGAGTATGCTGAGAAGGAACTTGAAATGCTATCTGATAGATTTCTTGCCAATACAGTCATGGAAGACTGGGACTACGAACTGACTGAGATTGAAGAATTTCCTAAAGGTATTGAGTAATGGAATTTAACACACCAGGATCTAATAAGATAGGTATCACTCCTGAATTTAAAGAGTATGCTGCTAAATGGCAACTAGATAATGTGGTGAGATTATTAGATGCTAAGATGGAAAGTTGTCATGTTTACAACAGCGACAATAGAGATGAAGTATATAATCAAATTACTATTACATACAAATCTGAGGTTAATTAATGGAAGTAATTACAGAAGGAAAGGTAAAGACGGTATACGCAGGTGACGATGCACAGCAAGTCATCATTGAGTATCATGATAAGGTAACTGCTGGCAATGGTGAGATGGTTGATCATCCTTTAGGAAAAGGATCTCTTTGCTGCAGTATTTCATCTATCATTTTTGAGAAACTTTCCAAAGAACTTATTCCAACTCATTATATTAATATGGTTGGTGCTAACAAGATGATCTGTAAGAAGGTAGAAATTGTTCCTCTAGAAGTTATTTGTAGGAATCGTGCTGCTGGATCTATTGTAAGAGAAACAACTTTAGTAGAAGGTTCTCCACTACCACATCCTATTGTAGAATTCTTCCTGAAGGATGATAGCAAGCATGATCCTCTACTCACCCCTGACCGTGTGCGTCTGATGGGATATGATCCTGAACCTTTCATTGAGATGACATTGCGTATCAATGATTTCTTACGTCAGATGTTTTACATCATGGGCGTTGACCTTGTAGATTTTAAAGTTGAGTATGGTTATGATGCTCATGGTGATTTGTATCTTGCCGATGAAATTAGTCCTGATAGTATGAGACTATGGAAGATTGGTAGTGATGAAAGATTTGATAAAGACCTATTCCGAAAGGATGAAGGAGATATTGTACCTGCCTATCGTGAGATTCTAGATAGACTACAACCACTTGCAATCCAATGACCGAAGAACAACTTGACAAGATCCGTTTTAGATTTGGTGGAGACTGGTATGATACTTGGTGGTTAGCAATCAGTGAAAGGTTTGATCCATTAAACTCATTAGCATCGTGGGAACCAAGTTTCTTTGAGCTCATCAATAAAGGATGGTTGGAGATGTACTATGTGCCACCAAAGAAAGAAAGTAAAGAAGAGTTTATTAAGTCGTTCTTTATAAACAGCAACCCATACTACAACGAGAAGTATTACGGATATGAAACATGAAACTAATTAAGTTCACCCGTGATTGTGATTTTGGACAAGATTGGTATGTCCAAGTATTATTCACCAAACGATGGGCACTTTTTCAAGCATCAGCACATTGGTATGAGTATCCTGTTTGGCCTTTTCTTCAAATCCAATCTGGTATGGGCAATCTAATTTCTATTTTGTTTAGTGTTTATAAGTTTGGATTGAATATTGGATTACTGGAACGCACTTGGAGATTTTAATAATGACCATCAAAGAAAAAAAGACCCTACTTAAGAAACTTGAAACTGCCTACAACACTTGTTTTGATTGTGGACATAAGTATGGAGTTTATTCTGTAGGATGTTCATCTGTGTATGAATCAAAGTGTGGTGTATGTGGTGAGACAAAACCCATCACAGAAACCAGGGACTTTGGTTATTTCATCACTGGTATTCGTAAACTTAAACTTGAGATTCAAAATGAAACATCACATCCCTGACATCATTAGAAAGAATTCTTTTGATTGCTTCAAGAGTTTGAATGAAGCAGAACGTGCTGTTGTTATGTTTGGTGAGGAAGAGTATCGTAAGTCATTAGACCTTGAGAATGATGATGCTCCCTGTTGGAAGATACCAAGTGGAGAATCAACATCCTTTGTTGGTTGGAATCCTATGTGTATCCCTACAATGGATTACATCGTATGGAAACTAAAACGTCGTGAACAAATTGCCAAAGGTGAAATCATTGGATAAATTATCTAAAGAGGAAATGAGGTCTAAAATTAAGGAGTTTTCCACACTTCTTAAAAGTCAAAGAGAACACTGGGACAAGGAAGATAAGATTGGATTCACATATTCTTGTGATCTAATCTCACAATCATTGATTACTTTGTACATTCGTTTGGGAAGAGACTGATGGATTATAAAACTTCTGGTGTTGATATTATTAAGGGACGTTCCTTTGTAGAGTATATCAAAGCACTGGCACCTAACATTGGTGGGTTCAATGGAATGATGGAGATTCCATCAGGATATGAGAAACCTGTGCTGGTATCTGGTGCTGATGGTGTCGGAACTAAAATTAATATCTGTAGGATTGCTTTTGATTACACCACTATTGGTCAGGACCTTGTTGCTATGTGCGTCAATGACGTTATATGTTCTGGTGCTAAACCATTATATTTTCTAGATTATATCTCTACTAAATCACTTGATGCTAACGTCAGTGACATTGTGTATGGAGTTAATGTTGGTTGTGTAATGGCTGGTATGGAACTCCTAGGTGGAGAAACGGCAGAACATTATAGAGCAACTGAATATGACCTTGCTGGTTTCTGTACTGGTATTGTAGAGAAGAATGATATTGTTGATGGTAGTAACATCAGACCTGGTGATGTAGTCATTGGTATTGAGAGCAGTGGACTTCATAGTAATGGATACACACTCGTCAATGATATGCTGTGGAGAAATTACATCTATTATAAAGAGATGCCTGAGCTGCTGGTTCCAACCACCATCTATTCTCGTCTGATCCAGCACCTGTTGGATGAGGTTCCTATCCTAGGCATGGCACACATCACAGGTGGAGGACTGCCTGAGAACCTTCCACGATGCCTTCCAGCAGGTCTTAAAGTTGATGTTGACTATGATGCTTGGGAGAGACCAGAACTCTTTAACAAGATCCAGGAGGCAGGAGACATTGCTGAAGATGAGATGCGTAATGTATTCAATCTTGGTATTGGATTCTGTTTGGTGGTGCCACAAGAGGTAGCAACACTAACTCAAACTCTGATTGCTGATACTCCATTCGGTATGAGGTCATGGGTTATCGGGAAAGTAACATGACTAGCATCATCAATTATGCTGCTGCCTTTTGGTCGGTGGTGGTTATGAATTGTATTCAACCTGTGAACTGGGAAGCATGTCTACCAGTGCATGAATGGTTGCTACCAGAAGTCGTGATAGGAATTGAATATTTCCTTGACAAAGATATGAAGTTTCTATATAATGACGAGAGAGAATTTTTAAATAAACTCAAATGAAAATTTTTCTGGATACAGCAGACACAGAATTGATTCGTAAATATAATGATACTGGATTGATTGATGGCATCACTACAAATCCTACTCTGATTATGAAGAGTGGTCGGAAACCTGATGATGTCTATCAAGAGATCAAGGACATGGGTATCCGAGATATCAGCATGGAAGTCATGGGGAATGCTGATGATATGATTGCAGAAGGTCGTCGTTTGTTTGAAACATTTGGGTTTCCTTGCACTGTTAAGGTTCCTATGACTCGTGAAGGTCTTAAAGCTTGCAGCGAATTATCATACAATAACATCCGTGTCAATGTGACTCTTATCTTCTCTGCTGCCCAGGCAGTTCTTGCAGCACGAGCAGGTGCATATTATGTTTCTCCTTTCGTAGGACGATTGGATGACCAATCAGTAGCAGGTCTAGAAGTTGTACGTTCTATTTCTGAACTGTATCGTATACAGGGTGCTCCTACTCAAGTACTCTCGGCATCTATTCGTAGTGTGCAACGTGCTGTCCGTTCATGGTATAATGGTGCTAGTGTAGTAACTATGCCACCTTCTATATTTGAACAGATGCATGATCATATCCTTACCGATATGGGAATGGCAATCTTTGAAAATGATTGGAAAGGAGTACAACAATGAATTTAATTGTATATTCAAAACCAGGATGCCCATATTGTGATAAGATCGTTCAGGTCCTCACACTAACCGAACAAAAGTTTGTAGAATATAAACTTGGAAGAGACTTCACCCCTGATGAATTCTATAATGAATTCGGACATGGTACATCATTTCCCCAAATTCTAGCGGACCAAAAGAAACTTGGAGGATGTAGTGAAACCATCAAATACCTCAGGGAAGAAAAACTCCTCTGATATTGCAATAAATAAAGGTGTAGAATTACTATTGGGAGGGAGACCAGCACCCCAAAAAGGCAACTATGTGAAGTTTGCCAAAATGGTCTCTTTCTTTGGAAGAGAGATTCATTTTAACTTTGAGATAAATTTACTTATTAGAAAAAAATCTCTTGGAGAAGGTTTATGAATGCTGCAACTATAACTCTTTTTTCCCTTGTATCTGTTCAATTTCTGCTTATTGGTGGTTTGATTGGACTCATTGCAAGAGAAATATTCCAAAGACAGGCACTCCCGTACATTCATCCTGAAATGTTGGATGAATATGGTAATGTATTACCAGATGAAATTTTAGCTGTAAGATTTGAAAATGACTACGAAACCCAAGACCACGACGAGGAAGACGACGATTAAGAAAGCGTCTACTCCTAGACCGAAGGCAGCACCAGCAACACTGGAACTGCCACCTAATCCTTTTACCTTTGAAGTTTTTGCTCTGGTGAATAAGCAGAAAACAAAAGCAAAGAAGATAGAGGTGCTTAAGAAGCATGAACATGATTCTATCAAAGCATTATTCATTTGGAATTTTGATGAGAGTGTGATTTCTCTGCTCCCTCCTGGTGAAGTGCCATACTCTAGTATGAAGGATGAGCAAATTACTACTGGTACTCTGAGCACTAAGATTGCTCAGGCAGTTGGTACCATGGAATATAATCAGAATGATTCCATGGGAATTAGTGACCTGAAGAAAGGCAAGACCACTATTCGTAAAGAGTATCGGAGATTTTACAACTTCTGTAAAGGTGGTAACGACCAACTTAAGAGTCTTCGTAGAGAGACCATGTTTATTCAGATGCTTGAAGGTCTGCATCCACTTGACGCAGAGATCTTGTGCCTTGTAAAGGATAAGAACCTAGAAAATAAGTATAATATTACTAAGGATATTGTTTCTCAAGCATATCCTGATATCACTTGGGGAGGGAGAAGTTGAGTAAACTTAAAATATTGCATGAAGATTGTGATCCAGAATTATCAAAGGATAAGTCTCTACCTTATACCTGCTATCTTATTGAGTATAAGGTAGATGGTGGAAAACATTTTGATTTAGTTATTGCAACTAAGAAAGTAGATATCTTTGATCATTATTGGGACAAGTATCGTGATAACTTTATTGATATGAAACAATCTAGTGGAACAATGAATCCCAAAATGTGGAATGCTCCTGGTAGTGAACCCAAGAAAGAAGAAAAGAAAAAGAAATGACTGACAATAATCTGAATGTTGATATCAACTTTGATGGTATTGAGCAAGTCAAGAAGAAGTACAAGAAAAT